ATACGCCGCGCCAGACAGCGGGAGGGCGCGCACGTCCTCGCGGGTGATCGTGATGTCGGGGGGCGGGGGAAGCGGGGCGCGGGTCTCCATGGCCGGATCCTACCCCGCCGCGGCGCCGCCGTCAAACCGGCGGGAGCGGCGTCGTCGGGCGCAGCGAGAGGTGGTCGTGCCACGCCGCGTCCCACGTCGAAAAAATCCGCTTGACGTGGTCGGCGCGGTTGGCCCTCGCGCCGATCGGCCGGCCGTCGTCCTCGGTCAGCAGGATTTGGCGGCCGGGGTGTGTGCGGTGGTCGAGCAGGGTAACCGCGTTGCGGTACCCCCGCTCGAGCTCGGTCTCGTGGATCAACGTCTCGCCGCGCACGAACGTGATCGCCGGGTCCCGCGTCGACCTCCCGCGGGGCACGTAGATCCAGCGGCCGTGCACCCAAAACGCCTCCATGTGCAGCGCGTCGCAGAGCCGTTGATTTTGCTCGATCGAGCTCCCGAGCAGCGCGAAGCCTTGCTCGTGACCGCCGAGCGACTTCTCCTCGAGCAGGCCCTTGAACTGCCCGGCGAACGCCTCGAACGGCTCCTTTCCGAGCAGTGCTTCCTCGCTCGCACGCAGCACCGCCTCGAAGTCGGCGAGGTCGACGCCCGGCGCGATCGACTCGGACACGCGGGCGTTGGCCCACTCGATCATACCATCTTGCGCCGTGATCGTGGTGCGCCAGTCGGCGCCGTCCGGGTTGTGTTCGATCCGCAAAATCATCCCCACGAACACCACCCCGAACGCACCCACGCGCCCGGCCTCGACCCGCAGGCGCCCGATCCGCCGGGCCTTGCGCGTCGCCCACGCCGTGTTCAGCGCTTGCCGTTGCTTGGTCGTCAGCAGGGTGCGCCGCTCCTCGGACAACCCCCACACGTCGATCTTGCACGTCTGCGGGGAGAGCACCGTGTTTAGTTCGATCTCGGCGCTCACGTGCAGGCCGTCGTCCTTGTCCGGGTAGTGATCCGCGATCAAAACCCCGGCCTCGCCGTCGTCCAGGGTGACCCGCACCCGGCGGCCCCACTGCACCAGCGAGGACGGCCCGGCCGGGACCTCGGCCGCGAGCGCGGCCTGGGCCAGGTCGAGCGGGCCGTCGTAGGGTCGCGGGTCAGCCACCGGCCGGCCTCGCGTCGACCTCGATCCCGACGCCCCCGGTCCCGAGGTCGCGCAGCCCGGGGTCGACGCCCCGCAGGGCGACGGTCACGAGCTCGCCGCGGACCGCGATCACGCGCTCGACCTCGGCGCGCCGCACCCTGATCACGCGGTCGACGGGCACGTCGGCCGCCGGTACGTGGTGCGCCCCGAGCAGGTCGGGGCCGAGGACCACGCGCACGGACAGCAGCAGCGGCGAGCCGCCCGGCGTGTGGAAGTCGGCGAGCCACGCCCCGCGCCCGCCGTGGCACCCGGGCTGCCAGCGCAGGCGCATGCGCAGCTCGGGCTCGGTCTCGATCGTCCCCGCGATCGCCGGCGGGCGGTCGCCGCCGAGGGCTGACAGGTCGAGGGTCGAGGGCAGCGGCACGCCGCGAGGCTAGCCCACCGTCGCGGCGGCCCTGGCCGCGGCGGCCCTGGCCGCGGCGGCCCTGGCCACGTCGGCCCACGCCTCGCCGACGGGCCCGCCGATCGCGTTGATCCGGGACCCGAGGTCGCCGCCCACGAACGGGCGCCCGAGCTTGACCGCGGCCACCGCGACGGTCCCCGAACCCACGAACGGATCGCACACCAGCCCGCCGCCGCCGTACGAGCGCACGAAAAACTCGGCGAGGTCGGGGGCGAACGTGGCGGGGTGGCCGACACCCGCGCCGCCGACGTGACCCACGTTGATCAACGTCGACGCCGCGGCGCGCTCGGCTTGCACGCCCCGCGGTCCGTGGTGCCCCCTCCCCGTCGAGCCCGCGACCTGGAACCTGCCGGCCTGCCGGGCGGGTCGCGTCACCCCGCGAGCGTCGAAAACGGGCGCCGCGCCGGGCCGCGCGAACACGTGGACCGGCTCGAGGCCGCTGCGGTGACGGGGGCCGAACAGGCCAGGCAGGCTCTCGCGGGCGTACCCGTAAAACTCGAGGTAGCGCAGGCCGAGGTCTTGCCAATCGAGGGCGAGGCGCATCCACGCCGTCGAGCGCTCGGATTCAAACCCCTTGCGCCACCGCTTGACCCTCCCGAACACGTTTACGGCGCACACGCCGCCCGGGGCCAGCCCGGCGAGCACCGCCGCCCCGAGCTCGCGGTTGTCGGCCTCGCGCCAGTCGGGCACGTCGGCGCCGTACTGACCGTCGCGGGATCCCGGGTACGGTGGCGAGGTCACGATCAGCGACGCGCCGCCGAGCTGCCGGGCGCGATCCAAGGTCGCGCGGTAGTCCCTCCGCTCTATCTCGATCAGCATGCGGGGGATGGTACCGCGGGGGGCCCCGGAGATCAACCGCCGCCGAACACGCCCACCTCGACGAACGTCGAGCCGGACGCACCGCCACCCCCGAAGCCCGCGGCGGCCAGGTCGGCGTCCGGGATTTGGCGCGCCGTCCGCAGGGTCACGATCCGCAGCTCCTCGAACTGCACGTCGACGATCAGGCCGACGCCGCTCGGGTGCGGCCGATCGCGCACCGTGCCGATCGCCATGCGGCGCAGCGACTTGCCCGGGACCGAGATCGTGATCGGGTCGTTCGCCGCGGCGAAGCGCTCGAAGTCGGCGAAGCGCCGGACGCAGCGATCGGGCGCCGCGAAAGGCTTTGCGATCGGCACGTACGGCGACTCGGCCTCGGGCGTGTCGGTCAGCAAAAAACTGACCTGCATGCGCTTGGGGTCGGCCTTGAGCCGGGCGTCGGTCACGGCCTTTTTGCCCCGCTCGACCGGGCGGCGCGCGACGGTCGTCGGGTCCTCGGCCGACCAGTCCAGCACACCGTCGAACGCGAACGTCCGATCCGGGCGGTACACCCCCGTCAACAGGTCCTCGGGGATGATCAGCCCGAGCCGCGACGGGTGGTAGGGTAGGAAGCTCACGCGGCGAGGCTAGCCCTTGACGCCGCTCGCTATCAGGCGCAGCGCGTCGCGGGTCTCCTCCACCATAACGCCCTTCACCACGCGCCGGACCTCGAGCCCGATCTGCCGCGCGTCCGCGTTGATCGTGTTGCCCGTGACCTCGACCGGAACGGTGACCGTGACCGGGCCGACGTTCGTCACCGCGATCGGCGGCGGCGTGCCGCGGGAGGCCACGTCCTCGACCCGCGCCAGCGCGAGGACGTTGGCGTTGATCTGGCCGGGCAGGAGCCGGCCTTGGTCGACCTGCCCGCGCAGGCGCTCGGTTGTTTCTTTTTCGGTCCGCAGGGCCAGGGCCGACGCCTCCTTGCGCCCCGACCCGTCCTTGAGCGCCCGCAGGCCCGCGACCTCGCCGGCGGCCTGCGCCCGTTGCTTGATCTCGGCCTCGATCTTGTTCTCGAGCTCGGACCGCTCGGGCTTGCCCGCCGATTTCGGCTTGGCCAGGTTGTACTTTTTCTCGAGCTCGCCGATCCGCTTGGCCTCGGCGGGCGTGAGCGCTTTGTTCGCCCGCTTCGCGCGCAACCTGCTGATCTCGGCCGCGTCGGCGCCCGACTCCTCGGCCGCGATCAGGTCGCCGCCCGCCCGCGCCGAGTCGCCCTCGCCCGCGTCGCTGATGCGACCCGCCGCGCGGGCCCTCGCGCGGACCGTGGCGGTTCGGTTGTCCAGATCGCGGCGCTCGGCGTCGGTCAGGCCGGCCTCCGACTTCCCGAGCCGGCGCAGCCGGGCGGCGCGGAACTTGGCGGCCGTCGCGTCCGACGCCTCGTCGCTCCCCGCGCTGCGCTTGTTTTGCTTGCGGATCAGGTTCGTCTCCTCCTCGGCCTGGCGCGTGGCGATCGTCGCCCTATCCATCGCCTCGATCTTCTCTTGCGACTCCCGAAACTTATCGAGCCCCGAGGACGCGTCGAGGATCGACTGCGCCGCCTTGTGCGCCTCGATCGCCACGGTCCCGAACACGGTCCCGAGGGCGACGCCCCCCGCGACCACGGCCCCCACGGGACCGGCCGCCGCGGTGGCCGCGACGGCGAACGCCCCGAGCGCGAGGCCCGTCGGCCCGAGCGCCGACGCGACCGAGGCGGCCCACGAGGCGAGCTTGGCCAGCGCTTCGGCGAGGCCGATCGCGGTCTCGATCGCCCCGCCGATCTTCCCCGGCAGCTCCTCGACCGGCCCGATCAGCTCCTTGGCGCGCTCCCACAGGCCGCGCAGCGCGTCGCCGAGGACCCGCCCCATGCGCTCGGCGCCGGGGCCCGACGTGGCGTCGAACATGGCCGACACCTCGGACACGATCTCGCGGAGCGCGTCGCCGAGGCCCGAGTCGTAAACGGCCGAGGCGGCTTGCGTGATCTTGTCTTGTAGATGCTCGACGGCCCCCGCCAGCGTGTTCGCCCGGAGGTCGAGCGTGTCGCCGAGTTTCGTCTCGGCGATCCGCGTGAAGTAGGATTGAAAGGCCGCGGCGCCCTTGTCGATCTCCTCGGTCACGCCGCGGAACGTCACCTTGACCTTGTCGCCCGCGGCGCTCGGCGATCCGAACCCGAGTTCCTTCAAACGTTCAAACTCGCCGGTGCCCGCGTCGGCCAGGGCCTCGGCGGCGTCGGCGATTCCCTTGCCGGGGGTGTTCGCGCCGATCGACGCGAGGGCCTTGACGCTGCGGGCGCTCGAGTCGAGGCCGAGGCCCTCGAGTCGGTTGACCGCCGCGACGCCCGAGCCCGTGGACAAGCCCTTGATCCCACGCAGCTCGGCGATCCTCTCCTCGGCCGCGGAGCGCGAGCCGAGGCGGTTCGCCAGCGTGTCGCGCTGCGCCGCGAACTCGGACCCGCGGCCGACGATCTCGCCGAGCGCCCCGACCCCCGCCGCGGCCGCGCCGGCGAGCCCGGCGCCCACCCCCACCGCGCCGGCGCGCAGCGCCCCGCGGCCCGCCGACTTGACGCCGGCGATCGCCCCGCGGACCGAGAACACCTCGGCGAGGGCCGAGCGGGCGTCCTCGCGGATCCCCGCGAAAAAGCGACCGGGCGCGGAGCGGAGCGCCTCGCGCGCCCTGCCGATCCCGGCGGTCAGCTCGTCGATCCGCTTGTTGCTCGCGTCGACCTCGTGGGGAATCTTGGCCAGCCTGGCGCGCACGGCCTCGAGGCCCTTGGCCCGCTCGGCGATCTCGCGGTTGGCCTTGGCGATCGCCTGACCCCACTCGCGCTCCTCCTTGGCGGCGTGGCGGACCCCGGCGGCGGCCCGCTTGGCCTCGTCGGCGAGCTCGCCGGCGGCTTCGGCGGCGGCCTCGATCTCGGTCGGGGGCCCGATTTTCTGGGCCTTGCGCAGCGCGGTCAGCCGCGCGCGGGCCGACTCCACCGCGGCGGCCGCCTTGGTCGCCGCGGCCTGCATGCGGTCGAGGTCCTGCCCGCCGCGGAGCTTGACCTCGATCACTTGGGTTTCTACTACGCGCTCGGGCACGCCGGGAGGCTACCGGGAGGGGTCGCTAGCCTCGCCGCGTGCCCGACCCGCAGAACCTAAAAGACATCGTCGACGTGCAGGTGACCGTGGCCGACGCCAAGAGCGCGGGCGCGTCGTTTGCGATCATGCTCCTGGCCTCGACCTTCGCGGTCCCCGAGCAGTGGGACCTCGACGGCTTCGATCGCCAGCGGCAATACCTCGGCGACCTGACCTCGATCGACGCGGAGCTCGCCGACCACGGCTTCCCCGAGGACGGCGCCGTGCGGCGCATGGCTCGGGCCGCGCTGCGCCAAACCCCGACGCCCGACCGCGTCGTGATCGGGCGGCGCGACGCGGGCGACGCCTCGTGGGCCGCCGCGCTCACGGCGATCCGCGCCGCGGGATCCGACTTCTACGCCTTGATGATCGAGGACCGCGACGACGCCAGCATCCTCGCCGCGAGCGCGTGGGCCGAGACTCGGTTCGTCCGGCTGTTCGTTCAGAACGCGACGGCCGCGGTCCTCACCGCGTCCCCGAACAACGTCCTACAGCAGCTCCAGGACCTCGAGCGCCGTCGCACCGTGTACCTGTGGCACGACCCCGAGGTCGCCAGCAAGCTGGGGCCCGCCGTGATCCGCACCGCGAAGCCCGGACCGTGGGATGTCTCGACGGTCCTCGCCGGATACTTGAACCCGGAGGTCGACGGCGACGAGACCACGATCCTCCTCTCCGGCGCGCCGGGCGTCGCGCTCGGGAAGGTCGGCCCGTACAACCTGACGTCCGGGTGGCACCTCGACCTCTCGATCGGCGGCGTGGTGCAGCCGGTGGTCACGTTCCTGCCCGCGATGTTCGACGACATCGCGGCCGCGACCGCGACCGAGATCGGCGCCGCGATCGTCGCGGCGATCGGCGCCAGCAAGATCAAGGCCGGTGACGCCGCCGCGCTCGGCCTCGGCGCCGCGGGCAAGCTGGCGATCGCCACCGCCAAGGCGGGCACGGGCCAGGCGTTCGCCGTCCTCGTCGCGTCCACCGCGGGCCTGATTACGGAGCTCGCGGGGACCGTGACCGTGGCGACCAAGACCGGGACCGGCGACATGGCCGACGCAACCGCCATGACCCCGGCCGAGGTGGCCGCGTGGATCCAGGCCGAGCCCCTGCCGGCGGCCACCGCGTCGGCGGTCACCGCCGGCAAGTGGACCGGCCACGTCGAGATCACCGGGGACGCGTCCGGCGAGTTCGCCACGCTGCGGGTCCGCGGCGCGCTGGTCAACGACGTGCTCGGCTTCCCCCGCGAGCTGACCCGCGGGATCGGGACCGACGAGGACTACGCCGACGTCCAGTGGGCGGCCGGCCGGGTGGGCGGCGTCAAGATCGACTCCCCGCGCCCCCGCGGCCTCGTGACCCTCGATAACTTCTCGCCGTACAACGACGGCCGCATGCGGGCCGACTCGCTCGAGGAGGGTCAACGCCTGAACGTGCGGGCGCAGGGCGGCAACACCCTCGAGCTGCGCACCGCCAGCCGCCTGCCGGGGGAGTTTCACTTCGGCAAGGCGCCGAGCGGTCACTACGTCGACACGCTGATCGGGGCCGATTGGCTCACGCTGCGCCTGCTCGAGGCGATCAAGGCGGGCCTCGACGCGGTCGCCGACGGCGGCGGCCAAATCGATTTCAGCAACGCGGGCGCCCGCACCTTCCTCCTCGAGCGGATCGGCGGCGTGTTCGATCGCGCCGTCGCGTCCGGGATCCTGGCCTTCGCCGACATGACCCCGCCCGACGAGGAGGTCGGGAAGCTGACCGGCCTGATCCTCCCGACCCTCGAGGAGCTGCCGGCCGACGGCCCCACGCTCGACCGCTTCTGGTCTGGTATTTCGTTCGTGCAGCAGGGCGGGCGGGCGCTTCACGGCGCGATCGTCCGCGGCTCGGTCCTCCCCTGATCCCGGTCCCGACCCGACCGGCTAGCCTCGCCCACGCAGGAGCATCATGCACGACCCCGCCGCAGTAACCGCCCAGATCGGCCCCGACTTCACCGCGTCCGGCTTCGCCGACGGCGAGTTCCTCACCTACGGGTACGACGTGCCCGACGAGGTGACCGCCGTCCCCGGCGTCAACATCACGGGCCACGTGAAGTCGGTCAACCGCGCCGGGTTCGTTCAGCTCGTCTTTCACTTCAAAAGCAAGAGCCTGAAGAAGCTGAACGCCATGCGCAAGGCCGCCGCGGCCCCGGGCGCCAACGTCAAGTTTACCCTGATCGTCGCCGACCTGTCGGGTTTGTCGATCGTCAAGCTGACCGGCGCCCGTTTCCAGTCCCGCCCCGGCGGCTCGTACGCGACGACCGGCCCGAGCTCGCGGACGTTCCGCTTCCACGGCGAGCTCCTCGAGGTCGACGAGCTCGGGTTCCCGGAGGATTGAGCCATGCCCGTGATCATCTTCCGCGCCCTCGTGATCCTCGCCGTCGGCCTCGCCGTCGTCGGCGCCTGCATCCTCGCCGACCGCCGGGCGGCGCGTCGGCGCCGGGGCCCCCCGTGATCACCGCGCCCCCGCCGAGCCCGCCCGCCCCGCCCGCGCCCCCCGGGGTCAGCAAGAGCGCCGTCGCGGGTGGGCTCGGCGGGGCAGGCGTGGCGATCTGGCTGATCGATCGGCTGCTGATCGACGGCGGCGAACAAGCCGCGGCGACCTTGACCAAGCTGTCCCCGCTGCTCGGCCCGGTTTGGGCGTCGTGGCCGGTGCTCGTGTTGCTGGTCGCCGTCGCGTGGCTCGCCTTGGATAAGTGGCACGTGGCGCAGGCGCGACAAACCGACGAGGCCCACGCGCTCGCGGGCAAGGTCGGCGAGGTGGCGGCCAGCCTGACCGGGCTGCGGACCGAGGTCCACGGCCTGCGCGGCGCGTTGCAGGACCACGCGGCCGCGACCGACGAGCGCCTGCGCAGCCACGAGGCCGGGCTCGGCGAGCTGCGCAGCGAGGTGTCCCACGTGCGCGGCCGGGTCGACGTGTTGGAACGCCCGCGCCCACCCCCCAAGCGGAGGGCGGGGCGGGCGTCGGGTTGATCGCGGCGGCGCGGCTCACGTTCCAGGCGTGCTCGACGGCCGCGTCGCGGGCGGCCAGCCACAGGCGCTCGGCCTCGGGTTGGTCGGCGGCGCCCAGCTCGACGACGGCCTGCATGCCGCGCTGATTCTTCCCCCAGAACACGAACATCGCAGGGTCTTCCTGCGCGGGGAGCTGGGGCAGCCGCGCCAGCGCGGGGCCGCCGTGGCAGGCGATCAGCGCGGGCACGCGGCTGTGCGTGTTCGTGGCCGGATCAAGGTGCCACTCGCGCACGCCGCAGATCTTCTCGACGAGGTCGAGCTCGCGCGTGTCCGTGCACCAGTTGTCGCCAGCACTCACTCGAGCCTCCGCAGGTCGTCATCAGAAACACCCATCAACATGAGGATGGCAATCCCGTTTGCGGGATCGTAGCTCGCTTCGATTCGGCCTGGCTGCGGAGTCAGGTGAGCGAACAGGCCCAGAAGATACTGCAATCGTAGCGCTTCGGCGCGCAGATGAACTGAGAGATCAACGCGCATGAACACGTGGGGCACGTCGAGGGCGTCAGTATTGCCAGCCGCCCTTTTCGTAACGCCGTCGCCCGAATCAGTCGTGTTGAAGCCGTGCGAGCGCAGCCAAACAACTAGATCACGAACGCCCGGGTCGAGGGCGTCGAGTTCGTCAGCGGTGAGAGGTTCAACCATCATGCGATCTCCAGCGTCGCCGTCGGCGCAAGATATTCTTTATCGCGCGCTTCGCCGTTCAACATGCGAATCTTGGCGACCTCGTTGGCCACACCAACCGTGATGTGCATCCACGGCTCGAGCAGCCGGTTGACGTCTCGTGCGCCAGGGACACCGTGTAACCCCCGAGGCGGTCCTCGGGGTCGTTCGTGTTGGAGATCGACGTGTTCATGCAGTCGTCCAGGGCGAACCCGGCGAACAGGTTGATTTTGTGCTTGTGGCATAGGTCCCACACCTGCTGCCACAAGGGGCGGATCTCGGTCTCGAACGCCGTCAGCTTGGGGCCGGGCGTCGGCGCGGGGGCGACGCCCTCGGGGGGCGCCGCCTCGGGGGCGGGGGTGGGGTTGCTCGCTTCGGGTTGCGTGTCGTTGTCGGTCACGCCGCGACCCTACCACGACGGGCGGGCGGGCGCAACCGCCGGATCCAATAGCGCCAGGGCCGCCCCGACCACGGCTGCGCCGGCGCGTACTCCCGCCACCCGCAGGCGGCCAGGTTGCGCGCCGAGCGGGCGTTGTGCGGCGCCGTGTCCGTGATCGCCGCGACGGCGCCGCGCGCCCGGGCCCACCGCTCGCGCACCCGGATCGCGCTGCGTTGCAGCCCGAGGCCGCGGCGGTCGGGCATCACGCCCGCCCGCGAGAAATAACAGACGGGCCCGCCGAGGTCGTGGACCTCGGGACGCAGCGACATCGCGGCCGAGCAGAACGCGAGGACCTCGCCCCCGGGGCCGAGCTTGAGCCACCGGGCGTGGCGGTGGGGCGGCTGCTCGACGCCGGGGAAGCACAAGTCGTGGGCGGCCGCCCAGCGGGGGTCCTCGGGGTCGACGATTCGCCAGGTCACGGGGCTAGGCTACCACGGACCGGCGCCGGGCGTAGCCTCCCGGCGTGACCCGCCCCGCGCGTTTTCCGCAAGTCGCCCTCGTCCCCGGCGGTAACTTCGCCGAGCCCCCGTCCGGCGTGCAGCTCGGGGGGTGGCCGGTCGGCGCGGTTTTTCCGAGCTCGGACGCGAACTGGCTACTGCGCCAGATCACGGACTGGGTTCGGGACGGCGACGGGTTCGGCCTGCGCGCGACCGACGCCCTCGCCGCGGTCCCCTGCCGCGTGTCGACCTCGATCCTGGACATCTACGACGGCGCGGGCGCGACGCTCACGGCGACGATCACCACGGGCGGGATCTACTACCACGGCGTCGCGGGTCGGATCGACCTGACCGACGCGCCCACCGCGTACAGCGGCGGCAACGCCCTGGTGTTCCCACCGTCGTCCGTCTCCTACGTCCTGGCCCGCCCGCAGGCGGGCACCAGCGGCGGCCCGATCTCGGGGTCGAGCTGCGCCGAGCTCCTGGTGTCCGCGGTGCAGCCGGTCGCGGGGTACGCGACGCTGCTACAGGTCACCACGGACGCGACCGACATCACGGCGTCGATCACCCACTCGGGGGTCAGCAGCTACCTCGAGTGGGGCAAGCTGACGAACTTTACCCTCGGCCTGCGCGGGACGGACGCCGTCCTGTCGGGCTCGCTGACCGCGGCGACGGGCGTGTTCGGCGGCGACGCCGGCGGCTCGGACACGCTCCAGGTGGTCGGCCTCGCGGGCGGCGCGGGCTTGGTCGCCAGCGCCGCGTCGACCGGCCGCGCCGTGTGGGCGGTACAGGCGGCCACGGGCCCGGCGGGGTACTTCGATACCTCGGCCGGCGCGGGCTCGGCGATCGAGGCACACGGCAACACTACCTCGCCGGCGATCTACGCCGTCGGCCGGGTCAACGTCTCGACCCCGGCGAGCTCGTACGGGTTGCAGGTCGGCGGCTCGGGCAACGTGGACAACATGTTGTCCTCGAACGCGTCGGGCACCGGCCGCGGATTTTTGTGCGTCGGGTCGGCCACCGGCGGGGAGGGCGGGTACTTCGATCACCTGCGCGCGACCGGCTCGGCATACAGCGTGTACGCCCGCACGGCGGCGGCGGCCGACGCGACGTGCGAGGCGATCTGCGGCGAGGGGCGCAGCGCAGGCAACGGCGTGCACGGGAAGGCCGTCACCGGATCGGGCGTGGTCGGCGAGGTCAGCAACAACGCCGGCGTGGCCTTCCGCGCCGAGACCCGCACCGCGGACACCACCTACGGTTTCAGCGGCGGGTTCATGTTCAACGCCAACGCCGCGGTCAATCAATGGCGCGCGACGATCTCCGGGTTTGCGGGGGTAAAGTCGTTCGCGTGGTACGGGCCCGGTAGCTTCCTGCACGCGTACGAGGTCACGACCGGCCCGATCGCGGATAGCAACGTGTTTGACCTCGCGTGGCCCACCGTGACCGCCCTCGCCGCCGAGGGTAACGGGTTTTACGGCGCCGCGCTCGGGGCGAGGATCCGGATCCGCGTGACGTTCGACGCCCGCTGCGTCGCCGCCGTCGCGTCGGGGGTGGACATCCGGTTGACCGACGAGACGAACGGCGGCTCGACGATCGTCGAGCGGTCCGGCGCGGGCACGGGCACCACCGCCGGGTGGGCCCTGCCGCTCGCCGCGACCGACTGGCAGCGCCGGATCGCTTTTGAATGCGAGTACGCGCCGCCGAACGACGGCGACCTCTCGATCAAGCTCAAGGTCAAGCGGAACACGGGCGGCCAGATCTCCACCCGCGACATCGTGGTCGAGTTCCTCGGGACCTTCGCAACCTGATCAGGTCGCCTCGGTCCCGACCGCCGGCGCGCAACCCATGGCGCAGGCGCACAAGCGGCCCGCCTGATCGTTGCCCCGCTCGGCCGCGATCCCGCAGGGGTCGCCGCCTTGCGAGCAAAGCCAGTGCGCCAGGCCGCAGTCTTGCGGCGACAGGCCGCTCGCCGCGCACGCGAGGTCCAGCACGTCGCACGCGTCTTCGCAGACGCCGTCGGGGGTCACGTGCGCGGTGCACTCGGCGGGGCCCGGGCACGGCGGGCACCGCTCGCCGGTCGAGCCCGCGCCGAGGTCGACGGCGGTCCCGGTCGTGGTCGTGGTCGTGGTCGTCGCGTCGGTCGACGCGCCCCCGTCGTCGGTCGACGCGGTCCCGGTGGGGACGGGGCCGGTGGTCCCGGCCTCGGTCTCGACGGCGGTCGCGCAGGAGGCGGGGGAGCAAGCGCAGGCGAGGGCGAGCGCGAGGAGGGTGAGCTTGATCGTGTGCATGCGGCGAGGCTATAGCACGGGTGCGGCGCGGCGTCACGCAAGATCGGCGGCCAACGGCGCGAGCCGCTCGCGCAGCACCTCGGCCGCGGCCGCGGCGAGCGCCTCGATCCGGCCGCGGGTGCGCCCGGTGCGGCGGGCGAGCTCGCGCACCGTCACCTTATCGCACCCTATCCCGTTCAAAGCCCGCACGACGTCGCGCTGCTCGGCCGGCAGCTCGTCGACCGCCGCCCCCACCGCGTCGGTCGCGGCGCGGCCGGCCGCGTCCGCGGGGTCGGGCCCCGGGTCGACCCGCACGTCGAGCCACGTGTCGCGCGACTCCCGCCCGTTGACCCCGCGCAGCACGCGATCGGCGCTGCCGAACGTGTAACCGCCGTCCGCCCACTCGACCACCTGCTGCGTCACGCGGGGGATCTTCCCCGCCGCCGCGGCGAGCTCGGCGACCGACGGCTCGGCGCCGGTCAGGCCGCGCAGCCGATCGCGCGCGCGCATGACCCGGGTCCGCGAGGACAGGGCCGCGCCCGGCGGGCGAAAATCGTGGCCCTGCTCGCGCAGCGCCCGCTCGGCGTAGTGGCGCAGCCACCAGCCGGCGGCGTTGCTGAAGCTCGAGTGGCGGCCGGCCCCGAGGTGCCAACGATCGTACACCTCGGCCGTGTGCAGGATCGCCAGCATGCACTCCTGCGCGAGGTCGTCGGCCTTGAGCCGGGACAGGGGGCCGGCGGGGGCCGTGCCGATCGCGTGCTCCACCGCGAGGCGCATGTGCGCGTCGGCGCAAGCGTTGCGCGCGATCAGGGCCCGCGCTAGCCCGCGCCGCAACCCCCGCGCCTGGTGCGGGACGGCGCGGGCCGCGGCGTCGGCGTGGGCCAACGACCTCGCCGGCTCGGGCACGGCGGCGGCGAGCCTGGCCAGGTCGTCGGCGTGCTTCGCGGTCCACCCGGCGAGCAGCCCGGCCGCCTCCATGAGATCGGCGAGCGCCCGCCGGGTCGAGGTCGTGGCGTCCTCGAGGGCGCGGCGCTCCTCGCGGGGCGGCGTCGGGGGGACGCCGCACCGCGTCAGCCATTGAGCTAGCTCACGAGACCGCGCCCGGCCGGCCCTCTTGATCTTCGGGGATCGCATGAACGGTCGGGGCGCTATCCCCGGCGTCGACCGCAACCGGGCCGGTGGCCGCCTTGGCCGCGCGCTTGGCCGCGCGCTTGGTCGCGCGC